CCCTGTACCCGCCCCCGTACCCTCCCCCGTACCCGCCCCCGTACCCTCCCCTGTACCTGCTCCCGTACCCTCCCCCGTACCCGCCCCCGTACCCGCCCCCGTACCCGCCCCCGTACCCGCTCCACCGCCTCCGGCACCATACAGCGCGCCCGACTCTTCGTCTCCGGCTCCCGTACCGACTTCGTTTCCAGAACTGAAAGGTGCTGTCACAACACTGTCTCTAAGTGGCGAGTCGTTCAATACTGCCATGGGTCTCGCCGTGGATGACACCGGGAACTTGTATTTTGCTGACGATAACTTCAGTATCATATTCAAGGTGACTCCCGATGGCATGGTTACAAGACTCGCCGGAAGTGGGGCGCCCGCATGGGCCGATGGCACAGGGGCGAACGCGTCGTTCTATTATCCTATGGGTGTTGCTGTAGATTCTCAAGGAAACGTGTATGTTGCCGACTATATGAATCACCGTATCCGCAAAGTGAGTCCTTTTGGTGTGGTCACAACACTGGCCGGAAGTGGGGCGCCCGCATGGGCCGATGGCACGGGCACGAACGCGTCGTTTAATAACCCGTTTGGTGTTGCTCTAGATTCTCAAGGAAACTTGTATGTTGCTGATCAGGGTAATAATCGCATACGCATGGTGACTCCTGATGGCGTGGTCACGACACTGGCTGGAAGTGGATACATTGATTACACCGACGACAGTAACGCTGTCAATAATGGTACCGCCAAGTCCAATTACTTTGATGGAAAGGGCGCGAACGCGTCTTTCGCTAATCCAACTGGAGTTGCTGTAGATGCTCAAGGAAACGTCTATGTTGCTGACAACATCAACAACGTCATACGCAAGGTGACTTCTGGTGGCGTGGTCACAACACTGGCCGGAAGTGGATACTTTGGTCATGATAATGGCGTAGGAAAGAACGCATCGTTCGGTAATCCAGTTGGTGTTGCTGTGGACACCCATGGGAACGTGTACGTGACAGATAGCAACAACGGACTCATACGCAAGGTGACCCAGAATGGTATCGTCACAACACTGGCCGGGAGCATTCGAGGAGACTCATGTGACCCTCTTGATGGCACGGGAACCAGCGCGACATTTTGCACCCCATATGGAATTACTATTGACTCCACCGGGAACTTGTATGTTGCTGACGGTCAAAGCATACGCAAAATCACTTGATAAAAAATAAATATATTAAATACTAAGATGGTCTTCACTCTTCAGGACCCAGTATCGGGTCTGTTTTGGACGTCCGGACTCTTCGGCCGCGTTCAACTGGGGTCCGCCCCGAACACATACGTTCTCGAGGGCTCTTTTATAAAGAACGCTGCGACGGGCAACTACGTGAACCACCGGTGCGATCTGCTCCACGAGGGTGGCGAGCCAGAGGAGTTTGAGTTCCGCGCGGACGGAACCATCGAGTCCCAGGGCAAGTCGGTCATCGCATCGCAGTTTGTACACATTCGCGACGGAGAGCCCACGAAATGGATCAAGGTGGAGGAGTCCCGTGCGAGTGCCCTTATGGAAGAGGCCCTGAACGCCGCGGATGAAAGCGACTAAAAAAATATCAGTAAAAAATAGAATGGGAGTTTCACCCGGAATATGGGGTCCTAACCTTTGGGGAACTCTTCACCTTGTTTGCCTCGCCGGATCCATAACTTCTGAATTTGTTCAGGAATTTGCAAAAGTTATCCCGTGTCCGATGTGCGCTGCACACTTTACAGAAATGATTAAAGAAAACCCTCTTCCAGACTCTGACGATCCATCCGTTCTGTTCGAGTGGTCAGTCCAAGTTCACAATATTGTGAACGAACGCATCGGGAAACCAATATTTACAGTTGAGGATGCTGCCAAGCGGTGGTTGACGCGCTCCGTACCAGAACAACCTCGGGAACTTTCAGAGATTCTCAGACCGTCTTCTCAATTTGATTTTAAAATTGGAATTATTATGGCCCTCGTTCTTGCCCTAATTTTTATGTACTTCAGTAAGTAAGTATGGCTGGAGGTCTCTTCTCTGGACACCCGTTCGCACTTAACATAAAGTGCATCATCTTTACAGCGATTCTTGCAGGGGGATACTGGTACTTGCCCCCCAAGAATCTCTGGATACTCGCCTTCCTCATCTGGTTCCCATACATTGCTCTTGCTTGGTACGACTATTCGTACGATTGTAAAGATAAGCTCGGGCCGACTCTCGTGCCTTTCGGGCGGTACATTTGGCTTCCGTTCAAACCTCCAGGGTACAAAGAGAAGTTTGACCAACTCGCTCCGGAACAAATTCAAGACATGAACACGCTCGATCATCTGGTCCTTTGGTCAGCAATCGCTGCCGGCGCTGCTTATTTTCTTGTTAAAAAATAGATGGCGTCAACTGAAGAAATGAGCACCGTCAAGAACGTTGGACTTGGGGTGGGTATGACGTCATCGGCATGCGCCCTTCTGGTGTTTGGAATTTCATTTGGAAATTGGCTCAAGAAGAACGCACCTCAGGGTATGACCAAGACACAAGAGCGAGCGGCACAGGGTTTTGAATACCTGGCCATCTTTGGGAAAGGTGGCATCATCGCGGCTCTCATTACGTTGGCGCTCATAAATGCAAACGGAGACTATGTAGCCAAAAACCCCAAGAAGTTCATGCAGGACGCGTTGGCAACAGGAGGGTTCGGTGCCATATCGGCTGTGTTTCTGACGCTGACCCGTGGCCGACCAGACCTGTGGATCAATCACCTCATTTTTGCATTGATGCTGTTCTTCTTGTACCACGTGTGCCGAGAGTTTGCGGGCTACTTCACCATATTTGGCAACGAGAAAAAGACATCTCAAATTGATAAACAGGAACAGAAACTCACAAAACCGTTACTCATTGTGGGTGGCGTCATGGCACTTTTGGCCATCATTTTGGCATTTGTGACGCGAGCGTCTCCCGATTATACACGAGGAATCCTCAAGAGTTTTACACCTTCACGGGCGCTCATCATCGAGACTATTATTTTTGTAACAATAATTACATCTGGTGAAATCATCGTCGCGCGGAACCACGGGGACCCTCTTGGGCCCGCTATAGGGTCAAGTGTAATTCTGTTTACTTTCGCACACCTGATTCTCCAGTCTGGCGGATTTTACGAGCACCTGTACTCACACACCTAAAGACAGCGGACGTGGAATACACAATGCAATATGAACGTCTCACACACGTTGAACATGTGTTGCGCCGCCCCGACACCTACGTCGGGTCCCTGGCACCCGAGTCCTCTACGTACTGGACACGCGGGCCTGGACGTTTTGAACCTTCTGTACTTTCTGTATCACCTGCACTTGTGAAGATTTTTGACGAGGTGCTTGTGAATGCAATTGATCAGTACTCTTTGCACCCCAAGAAGGTGACGCAGATTCGCGTCGACGTTACAAATGGTGAACTCATTTGTATCGAAAATTCAGGAGTTGCCATTCCAATCAAGAAACATGACGTGGAGCGGGACGCGAGTGGAACCCCTCTATGGATCCCTGAACTCATTTTCGGCCACCTTCTGACCAGTTCCAACTATAACGATGACGAGCAACGCGTGACGGGTGGTCGGAACGGGTACGGTGCCAAGCTGGCCAATGTATTTTCATCTAAATTTTGGATCGTAATTAGTGATGGCAAAAAGATTTATAGGCAAATTTGGTACTCAAACATGGGTCGGTGCGATCCACCCGTCATCGAAAACGCGTGCGACGGTGTCTATGTCCGCATCGGGTTCACACCTGATTGGAAACGGTTCGGCGGGGCAGGGGATCTCGGCAAGGTTATCGAGGCTCGCACGTGGGACGCGGCCCTGTGGTGTCCAAAGGCCAAGGTCTATTTGAATTCAAAATTGCTCGAGGCGCCAAGTCTTGAGGAGTATGCCAAGATGTATGGTCTCGTGGCGTACGGGTCCACGACTCTGAAGACGGAAGGCCTGGTGATGGAGGTGGTCGTAGGACACTCGTCCTCTGGAGGGTTCCAGCAATGTTCGTGGGTCAATGGAATTGCAACATCCAAGGGTGGGTCGCACGTGAACAAGGTGACCAAGGCGCTCGTCGATGAGATTTCCAAGGACAAGAGAGTCGCGTCTCTGAAACCTTCGCAGGTCAGTGCGGCCCTCTTTGTGTTTGTCAAGGCGACCATCATCAACCCCACGTTCAGCAGTCAGACCAAGGCGGAGTGTACATCCAAGATTTCTAATTTGCCCAATTTTCCTCCAAAATTCATCAAAGATGTCTTGGCATCGGGTGTTCTCGACGACCTGGTCTCCAGGGGTCTTTCACTCGTGGACAAGGAACTCAAAAAGACGGACGGCGCCAAAAAGGCGCGAATCACGGGCATTCCAAAACTTGACGATGCCAACTGGGCCGGGACGCACAAGTCGGCCGAGTGCACCCTGATAATCACGGAAGGAGACTCGGCCAAGACTCTTGCGATTGCTGGTCTGAGTGTGGTGGGCCGGAACGCGTACGGCGTCTTCCCCTTGCGCGGGAAACCACGCAACGTACGGGACGCATCGGTCAAGCAAGTGACTGAGAACGAGGAGTTTAGCAATCTCAAGAAGATTTTGGGGCTTCAACACGGCAAGGTGTACACGTCCCTAAGGGACCTCCGGTACGGCCGACTCATGATTATGACGGACGCCGACCTGGACGGCAGCCACATCAAGGGTCTGGTCCTGAACATGTTCCACGTGTACTGGCCAAAGTTGATCGAGCTCGGATTCATCGTGAGCATGGTCACACCAGTCATCAAGGCGGGCAAGGTGTGGTTCTTCACGGAGGAGGCTTTCAGGGCTGCGCAGCAGACCGCCGGCGGCGCCAGCCAGTTCCCTTCGGGAACTGCCGTGAAATACTACAAGGGTCTGGGAACATCAACCAGTGCCGAGGCGAAGGAATATTTCAAACAAATTGAGAAGCTGACGGTGGCGTTCAATTCTGATCCAAAAATGAATGAGTCTATGAGCTTGGCATTCTCCAAGGCGCTGAGTGATGACCGGAAGGAATGGCTCACGAAACACATGGCGTCGCCTCCCCCGGGAATTCCGTACGGCCAGGTGGCGAAACTTGGCGTGACTGACTTTGTGCACCGAGACCTGGCCAACTTTAGCGCCGAGGACATCAAGCGAAGCATTCCACACGTCGCGGACGGTCTGAAGCCATCTCAACGCAAGGTCATCTACGCGTGTCTCAAGAAGAACCTGACACACGACATGAAGGTGGCACAACTTGCAGGGTACGTGGCTGAGCAGACGGCGTATCACCACGGCGAAGCCAGTCTCCAAGGGACGATTATCAATTTAGCCCAAAATTTCGTGGGTGCAAATAATCTAAACTTACTGGAACCTTCGGGTCAGTTTGGAACGCGTCTGGCCGGCGGGAAGGATGCGGCCAGTTCTCGTTACATCTTCACGCGGCTTGCACCACAGACGCGCAAGGTGTTCAACCCCTTGGACAATGCCGTACTGTCATACATGATGGATGACGGTCAACAGGTTGAACCCGAGTTTTACGCACCCATCGTTCCCATGATTCTTGTGAACGGCGCTGAAGGGATCGGGACGGGGTTCAGCTGTTCCGTACCGCCCTACGACTTGCAGGTGATCAAGCACAACATAGAGTGTGCGCTGAACCAGGTGGCGATGGCACCTATGGTCCCTCACTTCAAGGGCTTCAAGGGGAAGACGACCAAAACAAAGGATCACACGTGGGTCATGGAGGGCATCGTCCAAAAGGAGGGGAGCCAGCTCCACGTGACAGAGCTTCCACCAGGTAAGTGGATACAGGATTTCAAGGAGCACTTGGACGACCTCGTCGAAAAGGGGACGATCCAAAAGTACGAGAATCACTCCACGGAGACGACACCTGACTTTCGAATCTGGGGAGGTGACGCGCTCGAGGACCCGGTCCGAGAACTCGGCCTGACCAAGACGATTCATACGAGCAACATGTACCTGATCGGACCGAATGGCGCGGTGAAGAAATATGCAAGTCCCGAAGAGATCCTGGTTGACTATCTCGAGGTCCGGATGGGTGTGTACCGAAAACGCAAGTCGTGGCTTCTCAAGGAATTTGACTCTGAAATTGAATGGCTCAACGAAAAGGCCAGGTTCATATCTGGAGTTATTGACGGGTCACTCAAGGTTCTGAATGTTCCATTGGTGCAGGTCCAACTTCAGTTGACCAGGGCTAAATTTAAGGATGAAATTTGGGACAAATTGATGGATGTCAAAACGTACCAATACGTGGCTGAGGAAGTGACGAAGCTTCGCGATCTGTGTGCAAAGAAGCAGACAGAGCGTGCAGCGCTCAAGGGGACAACCATCGTTCAGATGTGGAAGAACGAGTTGGCTACTGTGTAATTTCACTCTTGTTCAGAACATTGACTATACCGTTTGAAATGGCCCAACGCAAAAAGTTTAGTTGGGCGCACGTCGTCGTCAAGCCTTGAAATTGAATTCGCTCGGTCCGGCAAAACGGATCAAATAGCTTTTTACTGTACCCGTCCAGACTCGATTTGTAAGCGACGTGTACCGTAAACATCTTTCCGTTAGGGGCGGTATAAGTCACGTGGTTCGCTTTGGCGTAGTTTGTGACGAACCACTCGAGTTTGCGTAGCGAAGGCCCTTTGCCATTCCCTATGATATTTTGAAGCTGTTCGCGATTCTCTGGAACTTCGAAGAATTTCGTAAGACTCGCCAACAGAAGGTTGGATTTTTTATCCATTAAGTTATTTAGTTTCAAAATCTCTAACTACATTTCCCACGGGGCCGGAACACGCTCGGCGGATTTAGCAGGCGGCGGAGGGACCTGATTTTGGTGAAACCCACAGTACCCGTTACACTTGGGCTTTTTCAGACACCTCTGTTTTGATTTGAGAACACCCTTACAGAATTTCGGCTCTAGACTTGCGGTATCTTTCATAAGGCGGTCGAGTGGAATGTCATAGGTCGTTGAGACCACCTGAAGAGCCTCGCGGATATGGATGCTGACTCGGCGAGACACCTCCTCCTCGATAAGTTCGAGGATCTGTTGTTCCATACTTATTGTACGCTTGGAGCTTTTAAGGGGCGTGAAAATCTGTTCAGGAAAGCTCGGCGGGCCTCAACTTCTGATGTGCTCGCCGTCTTGACCATGAATTTTTTGTCAAAAATGAGATCAGCACTCACAAGCGGTTCGAGCAAGTCTTGGACCGGCTTTTTGAACTGGTTCGTAAAGTAGTACTGGTAATCGAGCGGGACATTGTGCTCTTTGACCCATACTGGATCCTCCGCCTTTTCGTACATCTTGCCTTCACCCTTGGCGATGACAAAGGCGACGCGATCACCCTGTTGAGGCTCGGAACCTGGTGCGCGCTTGCGCATCTTGTCCCGGACCGTGACGTGTGGCTGTGGAACCTTGTAGTCGGACGCGAGTTGCTTACTCATCAAAAGCTTTTCGGTGGGCACTTCACCCGCCATGAGCTTCCGGCCAGCCTCACGCGCAAACGTGAGAACGGGCGCGGGGTCGCTCGACTCGAGGACCATGCCCAGGAGCGCCTTGAGCGTCTCACGCACGTATGGACAGCTGTCACGCCGAACCACCTGAAGACCCTTGATGTCAATCTTTTTGAAGATAATTTCATCACCCTTCTTTTCATACATTTTGGCGGCGTACCGCTTTTTGGAGTACAAAAAGTACGGACAATAAACCTTTTCGAGTTCGAGATCGTTCGGCGCCTTGAACAGTTTCGTACATTGCTCGGCGGCCAACTCACCCTGAGCCCATGAGTACTCGATCGCCTCGGTACCCTTTCGGCCCTGTACGTCAAACTCGACCATGACTGAGTCAGTATCTCCATACCTCACGCGAGCTCCCGGAAAGTTGGCCTCGACATAGTTCTTCGTCTCCTCAATCATCTGTCGCCCACGCATCGTCACAGTGGAGGCGATGGCCACGAGCGGAAGCATACCCTTGGAGGCACCCGTAAATCCATAGATTGAGTTCATACTGATTTTGTATGCGAGCTGTTGACCGTTGTAGATTGCCTCCATCGGCGTCCCTTCGTGTTGCGCCATGAGCTTCTTAGCCTTTTTGCGGTACATTTTGAGATCCGCCAGAATGACCGGAAGCAAAGAAGGAACAGGAACACGTTGTTCCGCCGCACAAGCTCCGCTTGTGCTCTGTGCAAACGTATGTTCCCCGTACTGCTCGTACTCGACGCCCGGCAAATTATCAAACTTGGGATCCATCACCAAGGTTGAATAGCACAAGTTGTGCGCACACATGATGGACGGGTACAGAGACGCGAAATCCAGTGCCGTGATTGGCCCGTAATACGCACCAGTCTGCGCCTCAAGGACGGTCGCGCCTTGGTATTCAGAGTCGGCAGGTGCAGCATCGCGCCGGAACGTCGGAATCACAAAGTTGAGTTCACGAGCCTTCTTCGCCATCTGTGAAAACACCTTGATTTGCTGTCCACGTTCACTCAGAAACGACAGAGGGACCCAACACGCCTTGGCCATCTCAATCTGGTTCTGGATCTGACACAACTTGGCCATGAGTGCGTGAGGCAGTTCCGTATCCTTGATACAGTACTCAGCAACCTCCCCGAGTCGGACAGGGTCTCCTTCGGCGTACCGACTGAAGATTTCCTTGACGGGCATATCATTCTTTTGGTCATTTAGAAAGTGTTTCGACACGTTGTTCAGACTGTAGCTCTCGAGTTTGTGTTCGCGCTTGACATCCTGAAACAAGTCAAACACGTATCGGCCTTTCATGGGCGTCATCTTCAAGAGATTGTTCCCGAGAGCCGAGCTCGAGAGATTTTTCTCGATGACCTTTTCAATTGGCGAGTTCTTGACGCGGCCCCAGTTCGTACTCGCACCACGCAAAACTGCACGAACATGCAGAAACTCGAGATCGAAACCGAAGATATTCCATCCCGTGATAATGTCCGGATCAATCTTGACGAGATACTTTTGAAAGGCGACCAAAAGGTCGCGCTCAGTCTCGAAGCATTCCACATCCGGTCCGCTCGTTTGTTTGAGACAGAGACACTTTCTGTCGATCCACCCATCGTCCTTCCCGAACGCTCGGGTCGTCATGCCAATCTGGAACAGGACGTCGTGTGGGTTTCGAGGGTTGGGGAAGGCGCCCGTCGAAGAATAACACTCGATATCGAACGACATGATTCTGAGCGGGGCGACATCGTCGCGAGCGACCGGTTGAATGAACCGCCAGTTGGGCGCCCACAGGTTCGCATCACACGTCGTCTCAAGGTCAGGCTCACAGAGACCTGGGTCGATCCAGCCAGTGGACGTACACCCAGAGACGTGCATGAATCGCAAGACGGGGTCGATGTTCGACTCGTAGACACGGCACCCTGAAAGTTCCGGCCATTTGTTGTTTTCGATCGCCCACGCGATACTGCGGAGGTGGCGCTGACTTTTGAACGTCACTTGAATAAACTCGGAAAGTTCGCCGTTCTGAAACCCCCAGAGATCCTTGGCACGTTTGACTTCAGCCTTGGAACACTTAGACTTGACAAATTCCAAAAGTTCTTTCGTCAATTTTCTAGGTTTAATGAAAAAATAGGGTTGGAACGGTGTTCCAAGAGAGACCGATGTACCATCCGCAGCTCGTCCAAAGATGCGAATGGTAAACTGGTCGTCGATGTCTTCGCCCTCCCAAGCGATAGCTTGGAAGTTCATTTGATTTTTATACGTTTTGAAGTTTTAAGCCCTATACACCCGTTACCTTGTAATAGCCGGTAGACCCAAAGCCCGCGTCCCCTCGACCTGTGGTACTTCCCTGGTCTGCCAGTGGCGTGGTCTCGCAGGGAACCTCCACAACGTCAGCGACGGTGAAATTCTCCAGAATAAGCTGGGCGATGCGGTATCCTGGGCGAATCACGAACGGCTGGCTCGTATCCAGGTTCTGAAGAACCACCTTGATCTCACCCGTATAATCAGGATCAATCACGCCCGCCAGGGTGTCGAGGCCGTGCTTCACGGCCAGTCCAGAGCGAGGTGCAATACGTCCATAAGTTCCCGGTGGGAGTTGAACTGTAATTCCAGTCGAGACGACAACGCGCCGACCTGGGAGTACGACATAGCTATCAGTGCTGAATAGGTCGTAGCCAGCTGCTTCGCTTGAGCCGCGGACAGGGAGCTGGGCATTTGAAACAAGCCGAGTGATATTGAGCGCCACCATGATATCATTTACTAGGTTCCAACCTTTAAATGTTATTAGAGAAATACCTTGCTATTTACTAAATGGCAAACAAGACACTTCTTCTCGACATTGACGGCGTGATAGTTCGCGACCGCCAGTTGATGGAGCACCTTCGGACCAACTGTGTCAATTACGTTCGGACAAAACTTCCAGAAGTGAAAAATCCTCGCGCGACAAACGACCTCTTGTACATGGGCTACGGTCACACGGCGCGTGGGCTATCAAAGGGGTTTGGTATCGATACGCGAGATTTCAACGGGGCCATTTACACGAAGCGCCTCTTGGCCCATCTGGCCGAAGTTCTCGAGACTGATGCTTTTCAGTGCGAGGCGGCTGAAATTCACAATCTGACGCACGATGGTTGGAACATTCATCTATTCACAAACGCCCCGTGGGTCTGGGCGTCCAAGGTGGCAATTGCCATCGGCGACAACGTGGCCATTCGGTGTCCGGGAAACCCTTGCGACTCACCTCTGAAACCCGAGGCGGAGGCGTACAGGTTCCAGACCGAGGGACCGACTGTTATGGTTGATGATTCCATCAAAAATCTGGTGACTGCACAGTGCTTGATGAACTGGCATTGTATCCACTTCAGTGAAGGCAAGAATACGTGGTGCCCACGGGTCGCGAATATTACTGATCTGTGCTCGGCTGTTCAGAATCTAAACCGTTAGTTTGGTATCGAAAAAATTCGTTCAGAGTTTCGCGCTCTTCATCGGCGATCCGCTTCCTTTCCTCGTGTATCTTCTTTGCTTTTCCGAAAGGCTTGGTCACGGGCACATGACGCACGCGCTTCATACGCTTCGGTGGGTACGGGGATGTCACCTCCGGCGTACATGCGACCAGCATCTTTGGTACTCTACGGAACCTACTTTTAAGCAATTTTTTCTCGTCTTAATTATAAATGGCGAATGTGCGCATGGCTCAAAGAGTAGCTCATTATATCAACCCGTCGTGGCCAAAACCCGTCAAGTTCTTTGGAGGTGGCGTGAACGGGCGCGTCTATGAAACGACTGATGGGCGTCTCATGAAGTTCATTTATGATAACGCACCCCAAGAGTACACGTCACTCCGTAAACTCCAGGGAACTTTCACGGTACCTCGATTCAAAAAGGGCGACGGGGCTGTCAAGAAACTCGATCAACCACAGGCAGTGGGTCTGAAAAAGATGATGTTTCCAAATGCCAATCTTTCAAACAAACTCACTGTGTTTGTCATGGGCCGCGCCGGGAACTCGAGTGCCATGACGCTCTATCAATATATCAAAAAGTACCCGGGGGCCAATACATCGAACATCCAGCGCAGGGTCGAGTACCTCATAAAAGAGATGGCGCTCCGTGGTGTGTCTCACGGCGACCTCCACGCAAACAACATTATCGTGAACGTGAGTCCGACGGGGCGCATTACGGGGATGTGGGCTATCGATTTCGGGCGGTCGCGTAAGATGGCACCCGGAAATACTGAGCGCGAGACGTTTGGTAAACTCAAATATAATCGGTTGGTAAGGACTGGTTCTATATTTCCTCCTTACATCGCTGGAAATGTGCCATTTAGGAACCGTTCCCGCGCGAATGTCCATATGATGAACGTTTCGTATGGAAAGCGTCTGTCGCCAGAATGGGAACGGAAAATTGCAAACATGCGCAAAGAGGTTCTAAATGAGATGAAGCAATACAAGTCTCCGAAACAGACCACGAGCCCACGCAAAACCAAATCCCTGAGTCTACCGAAGCGCACACCAAGTCCCGCGCGGCCAAAGAGCGCACCGGGACGGATAGCAACCCCTCAAAAGGGACTCAAGGTGCGCCTCTCGTTGAAGCGTAGGCGCTCAGTGGCGCCGTAAATTCTGATCAGGGTCAAACTTCGTCGCATACCAAGCCCGTGGAGCCTTTTTCTTCGTGACGAGGACGTACTTGTACGTACGGGCGATGGCCCACTGAGACGCGGTCGCTCCAACACGACTCCCACCCGTTTTCCACGCCTTGAGACCGCGGTTATACACGGTGTTGAGCGTCGACCGGCTAATTCCCGTACGACGCGCAATGGCATCTTTGTTAAACTTGAGGCCCGGGTACACTTTGTGAAACTGTTGGGTCCATTTGGATTTTTTACGCGTCCCACCCTTGTTGGAATTTTTCAATTTTAGTTTAGAATAGGGAAGTTTCCTCCGTGCTAAAAGTTCCTTTTCACGTGTCAGTTTCATAGCGTGACTGAGACCTGAAAAGTAGCGTTCGGGCCACGACCGACCACCGACGCGGATGTGTCGTGGACGACGTGGTGTCATTTATATTCTCCTTTTATAAAATATATGCGGACAAGGATACTTCGAATAGTCCCCGTGGTTGGGCTATTTGTCAGTCTTTATTCGGCATTTTTCGCCACGTTTGTTCTGTATCCATGGCACCAGGAACTTTCGGACGAGTTTGCCCGTCTCTCAGAACTGGTACTTAACGCAAGTTCCGCCCGAGGTGGTATATGAGGCGGGTATCTGGCCTGGAGGGCAAAGAGAAATGAACGCATTCCCGATGGTCTTTGGCGGTGAAAACCCCGAGTTCGTTTTGTTCAGATACACAATCAAGAGGATGAGCGCGATAAGGGCGAGAAAGACTTTCTTCATTTACTTATACCGAGGAAAAAGACTGCGCAGGTCTTGTGACGGGAACTCGAGTGTCCTGGCGGGCTCACCCGGCTGGGCGCACCCGGTGTTGCTGACGATGGGGACGTAAATGGTTGTTAGTGGGCGCGTGTACGTGTCAGACGGAATACCCACGAGCGACGAGTCAATGCCCTCTGGAAGGCAGTTGTAGCTCCACCCGGCCCACGTGCTGTTCACGGGGGACGGTGTGTACCCTGGAGGGCAAGCCTGAGTGGGCGCGACCGCTTTCACAATGGCCCCTGCGGTTGCCGGCGACTGACGGGCGAAGAGGACGAGGACAATAAGAGCCGCGAGAATGATAATGACTGGCTTCATTTATATACACTTTGAAAAAAAAGGAGGACTAGTACACAAATATCACCTTCTCACCCGTCTCGAGGAACGCCTTCATTTTAGTAAAAAACTTATCCGCCCCGTCAACATTCCCACACAATTCAGTTTCAAAATTGTCCACGTCGTCGGCCGTCAGAACCATGGGGCGGTTCGACCATTTCACGAGGTATCGATCGCCAGAATCGTACGCATCGTTAAACTCCTTTTGTGTCTTGAAAGTCCGCGACTGGTACACATTATTGACCCAGCTTAACACATCCTCGTTCTCAGTTTCGGTGAACTTGTACCGCCACTGAGGAAGAGCAAAATCAGTCATTTTCCGCTTGGGTGCGTACTTGAGAGGGATGGTGGCAAACTTGACGGTCGTCATTCTTCTTGAAGAGACCCTCACGGTACTCCTTCCTGCCCCGAACACAACACGTTTTTTCTTTGATTCCGAACCTTGACCGCGTGAAGCACAATGTACAGACCTGCCAGAGTCAAGTCGGTGACATAGACCGCCACGTGGTTTATCATAAACCCGTAGGCCGTGCCAATCCCGAGAGCTACGTACATGCACACTATTGTTGATGTGCTCACGTCATCTGAGTGTCCGGATGAATAATTTTTGTAAATTTGAGGAATAAGTGATGCTGCACACAGAGATCCAGACACGAATCCAAGTGCTTCAGCCATACATGATTAGTACACATATTTCTTATCTGCATCTTCAAGCGCAATAATCAAGTCATCGATACGACGCTTGAGACATGCGCTCGTGAAGATACCGATGGTGAAGAAAATCAGCGTAAAATACGCCAGACCGATGAGTTCGTCCATTGTGTTAGACGCTTGTGCTGCCCTTAAATGATGATGATAGGCCGATCGTTGAACGGAATACCGTTGAACCGGGTGGTGGCGGCGCACGTGTACGCGCCCATATTCTCCCACGTGATCCACGAACCGAGATCGGTCCCGTCGGGCAACTCGTATTCTTTGTAAATAATGTCGCCGCCATCACACGTGGAACCAAAAATTGTTCGTTTGATGAGTTGCCCCGTGAGTACGTTCCCGTACTCGTCCCGGACCTCTTTGATTTGAGGCGCCGCGTGGTCGAACAGGATGCAGTTGAACGCACCGTAGAGTGACTCTGAAATAGTCACGCCTGAGCCTTTTGAACCGATGACGGGGGTGTGGAGCGTCATGATTCGTTCGACAAAGTATCGTCCTGGCTCGGCAATAAGTGTGGTTCCTTTAGAAACCTGGATGGATTTAGGCAATCCGGACACGGAGGAGAAACCTCCCCCAATGTCTATGATGCGAGGGTCGTACCCGTGTTCTCGCGCCAGGTCCACGGCTCTCTCAGCGGTCCTCACCGCATCCTCGAAAACCTTTGGACTGGACGCAAACGATCCGACGTGGAAGGATACGCCAATCACGTCAAGACCGAGCGTCCGGGCTGTGAACAACAGAACGTCCCAATCTTGTTCCTCCGCGCCATACTTGACGCCGAGGTTACACCGAGCCGATGGGTCGTCGGCTCGGATTCTCAAAAGAAGCTGCGGCGCCGGGGAGCCTTGCCAGACTTCCGCTATCTTTTTGAGCTCGCACACGCTATCAAACGTGGTCCGCAAGATTTTCTTCTCTTTCGCGAACGCAATGTCCTGTACACGTTTGCACGGATTTGCATAAAGAATTCGCTCTGGCTCAACTCCCAAATCAAGCACTGTTTGTATTTCGGCGGGACTTGCACAGTCAAAGTTCGAGCCCATCTTGGCTAGGGCTTCGACAATGACTGGTGTCGGATTGCATTTCACTGCGTAATACGGCTTGATATCGGGAAGAGCCTCGGTCCACTCGTCATACACGCGCTGGAGTACCGACAGATCGAGGGTGTAAAAGGAGTCCTGAATGGACTCCTTTCCGAGAGAATCTGAGGGAGAGGAAGGTGTTTCCCCTCGCCCGAGACCGACCATCCAGTGGTACTGGGACTAGATATTTTATTTATTAAATGCACCCATCGGGCCGCCTGCACCGAGGGGAATGGGTGTGGTGGCCATCTTTGCCCCAACGCCCTGAGCAGCCTGTGCCTCGATTCGTTTCTGAACGCCCTCTAGAACAGGCTCGAGGACCCGCTTCTTCATGGAAGCCTCCTCGGCCACCTTTGCTGTTACCTGGGCCGCCGTGCGTTCAATGGTTCCGATAAGGGCATCTACGTTCGCTGGTTGTGCAGTTGCGATGAGTTTCTCGACGTCAACACGATCAAGAAGTTCGCCCTTACCTGCTATGGCCGCCGACACTGCGGAGGGAGGTCCACTCCGTGCCGAGCCCTTGCTCATCATAAACCCAGCGCCGACCATACCAATCAAGGACGCGAAAGCCAAAAAGGCGAACAGATAATACTTCGTGTCCTTTTGTGCGCCTGTCTTGGAGTATCCGTAAATTGTATATATTGAATATACGAAGAGTCCGAGTGACACGACCAGAGCGATGGCGGCACCGATCATTTCTACTTAATGTACACTATTTTTTTTCCAAGAACTTTCTCGGTCTGCTTGATGGCAGCCCTGAAGCTCGGCTTAGACCACAAGAGCCACCTGGACCAGAAACCAGCCGTCGTCCCCCCTGAGCGAGACCAGTTTTCGCGTCTGGACCTGAGTCCGTTTGCCGAACCTGCGTGACGCGCAATGTACCGCTTCATACGCGCCATGTCTTTGTGGATCGTATAGTCCGAAAACCCTTTGAGTCCGAAACGGACGGCGGGTCCGTCTGGGAACACAGCCATGAATTTATGGACCCCGTTACGCGCCTTGTACAACTTAACCGGGGCGTCCTTCATACCTTTAGCGCAGAGAAATTCGGATGGAAATGTATATCAAGAGGACAAGTATGATGATGTTGAACACGATGTAACCAGTTATGAATGGAAAGGCTGTGTCTCGAATTGCGTTATTTTCCATAATCATATTTAGAACCTGTTTAGATAGAGATTCGTCTTCATCATTCTCCATGGATAGATACTTTAATAAGCCACGACAAAAGTTTCATCACGAATTCACGAAACTCGGGCCGGCTGTGTGCATCCTGGGCAAGTCAGGTATCGGAAAAACGTGGACGGTCCACAAGGTTCTCGGCCCGTGTATAGAAATCACGGGAGACATTTTAAAGAGTAAGCAGGACACTTTGAATTTTCTTGAAAGAATACGCGGAACAAATATACCGGTTATCCTTGATGAGTACGAGTGCGTTTGTGAATTCATAGGAATGCGTGAAATAACAGAACCTCCAACGCTTGGTCTGTTTGTGGTCGTGTCCCAAATTCCAGTCAAATTTGATTTTAAAATTGAAACGTATGAATTTCCCGTACCAACCTTCCAGCAAATCAAGGATATTGTACCGGACGCTTCCGAAGCGGTCATCCGTATGTCGAATGGCGACCTCCGCTTCGTGTTTCGGAGCCTGACGGGCGTTCCAGATACGCCCGACGATTTTCAAAGTCCCAGGGAGTTTATAATGTCCCTCGTCGACAGAAAATCGTCGGTCAATCCGGCCAAGTGTATAGGGTGTCCACTCTCCGAACCCGGAAACATGGTTTCAATTTTACATGAAAATTACGTGGATACAACCAGGGCCGATGCCGATTTCCTCGCTCGAATAGGTGAACATCTGAGTGACGCGGACGTTTTTGATGAAAAGATTTACAATGGACACTGGGAACTTTTTCCATATTATGGTCTTTTTGGGTGTATTTTGCCAGCTGTCGAGATCAAACACCGCCTGGGCTCGAATCTCAGACCAGGGTCTTTGTGGACCAAGCATCAGAACATGTGCATGAGAACCAAGAGAATACATGCAGTGGCGACACGGCGACCCGAGGTCAAGTTATCCTACGATGCTCTTTGTCTTATCAGAGACTATGCGGAAAGGCACCACGTAGACATTCTACGCGACTACAACATTCAGCCCCAGGACATTGACGTGCTCAACTACCTGAGTCCGTACACCAAGATAAAACCAAAGAACGTTGCATTACTAAAGAAATGGCTCACGTCGAGTGCGACCGAGAGCACGTCGACGAGTCTGTGAGGGTCCTTGGATCCGATGTGTACTTTCACTGCGAGGTCTGTGAGGAAACAGTTCTCGAATTGAAACTAAAATTGAAAAAGTTGGAGCTCGACCTCCTTCACAAACACCTGGACCTTGGTCTGACTGATATTCGTCCTGAAATTCGAATTTGGATTCGGTCGGACGGTGGTGACATTCACGCAGGTATGAGCGCCATGGATTGTATTTCATCCATGAGGCGGGTCAAGGTTCGGACAATTGCCGACGGGGTGTGCGCATCGGCAGCCACATTCCTTCTGCTAGGAGGTCGGACGCGCCACATGACTGAAAATTCGTACGTATTGATTCATCAACTCAATATGGACGGAACTTGGGGGAAGTTCGAGGACTTCAAAGACCAAATGGAAAACCTCGAAAAATTTATGGATCGGTTTCGCGAAATTTATACACGGGAGACTCAGATTCCTGAGAAAAAGCTGAGCAAACTTTTGAAGCGTGACTTGTACATGGATGCGGACAAGTGCCTCAAGTGGAGCGTTGTTGATTCGGTTTATTAAGGCCACCGCAGGTCCTCGGCTGTGATACCCGTCGGGGCCGACAGTCCCTTCGGGACTGGCCTTTATTCCTCCTTCACACCCGGCTCCTCAATAACCTCGGGCTTGGTGGGCACGGCCTCAACAATCGGCGCCGCTTTTTTCATAACTTTAGCCGCCGTAGGTACTATGTCAGAAATATTGATTTCACCCTTCTGGAACTTCTGGGTGAACTTCTTATACAGAAAGTACCCGATGACGAATATGGCGACAATCGCAACAATGTTGAACATGTTAAATGGGGACTTGGCGGTAATCTCCTGAATTGCGGAACGCCGTGCGTGGTCGACGACTGGTACAGCCATTACTAAAAAAACGTGTTTTTTTCACGCCAAGGAAGCGCACCCTTCTTGGCTATTCAAGTAGAATGGCAGACGCTATGCTCGAACGAATCTGGGCCGACCTGGGTGTACTCCAGGCGACGGAGTGCGTGCCGAGAAACCACCTGGAGGAATTTTTGTGCAAATTTTGCGGGGGGCCCAAGGTATTTGATGGGGTAGAGATTGATTTGCCGACGTGCACACAATGTGGCCGGGTCGACGCCGCCTACATTTGCGAGGAACCCGAGTGGCGGTCTGGGGGAGGAGAGGAGGCTGACCCGTCGCGTGTCGGGGCTCCTGTGAACACAGATCACTTTTCAGAAGCCTGGGGACAGACGACGTTCATGGCGCCTGGGAAGTTTGCATCGTACGGGACGAAGCGCATGTGCCGAATCAACATGCACGCTTCGATGAATCACCGGGACCGAGCGCTGTTCCACGCGTACGCCGACCTTGACAGAATAGGAAAGGGTATTTTGAACCTTCAAGACAATGTCATGTACGCTGTCAAGAGCAAGTACCGGGCGTTCAACACGGCCGTACTGACGCGCGGCGCGGTTCGAAACGGTATCAAGGCCAATTGCGTCTTTCAGGCGTGTCGTGAATTTGGCGTGGCTCGGACGACCCAAGAAATTGCAGCTGCGTTTGGAATACCGTCCAGGGATCTGTCGCGTACATTCGACATGTACCAGGAACAGAACCCCGAGACGGTCGTCCATGTCACGACGGCGGCCGATCTCGTGAGCCGGTTTTTCAATGACGTCAAGGGTATCCCAGATTCTGAACGCGGAAAACTCAAGATGAAGGTTGTGGCTCGGTGTAAAGCGCTCGAGGACAAGGTGGAACTTATGGGTCGAACACCCAAGGCGGTTGCGTGTGCGGTCATGACGGCGATACTTACAGGTGTTCCCGGGGCGCCGACACGAGCCGAGCTGTGTACAATTTGCGGTATTTCGCTCCCGACCCTCTCGAAAATTGAAGCTATTATAAATAAGGACTGATGTTGTATATTGTGTAAATGAATCAAGTTATTCTTTTCGTCTCTACGCCATGTTATGGCGGTATGTGTCTCCAGGCCTATGCCGAGTCTATGCTTCGTCTCCAGCGCACGTGTGCAGCGAATGGCATCCAAATGATGCTTGATACGACCGAGAACGAGTCCCTCGTCCATCGCGCGCGTAATCTCGCCGTTGCCCGGTTCATGCAAAAGACCAAGGCGACGCACTTTTTGTTTATTGACGCGGACATTCACTTTGACCCAGATTCCGTCATCCGCCTTCTCAAGTCTGGACACGACGTGTCGTGCGCCGCGTACCCCAAGAAGTGCGTCATGTGGGAGCAGTCCGAGGACTATGTCAAGTCGGGTAAGGAGGGTCGGGACCTGTCCCGCGTCGCCTCGTCGCTCGTCATGAACTTTCGGTACCAGCAGACCCAGATCAAGGATGGGTTTGCCGAGGTGCTTGACGGTCCGACCGGGTTTTTGCTGATTAAGCGCGACGTGTTCACGAAGCTCGAGGAGAAGTTCCCCGAGCTCAACTGCGTCAATGACCACCAGAACCGTGACCTCGACGAGTACCACGCGTGCTTTGATTGTATGATTGACCCGGATAGCCGGCGGTACTTGTCCGAGGACTATGCGTTCTGCCGTCGTTGGCAGAAGATTGGCGGACAGATTTTTACCGATTGCATGACTGTCCTCGGCCACATCGGAAACATTCGGTTCCAGGGGTCTCTTGAGGAGCGACTCAAGGCTTGAAAAAAACGTGCATTGGCAACGGCACAGAAGTGCTGTGCTAGAAAAGCACACCAACAATGAATACACTCGATGCTATCCGTCAAGCGGCAAAGAGTATCATTTTAGAGTATCCACATGGAGAAGATGGCCGCCTTACAAGTGCCGTAAAGGAAACCGAGTACCTTCACAAGCTAAAGGAATCTCTAGGTGACCTGTATACTTTTGAATTTCCACAAAAAAGACACTGGTACGATTTCAAGGTTGATGGTATTTGCATCAATCTTAAAATTACAGATGGAGGCGGTGATAATGCCTTTAACAAAAAAGCTCTCGTATTTACGTGGAGTGGAAACGCACCTGAAAAAGCCCCTGGCAACATGAATAAAATGCTTGGCGTCATCAAGGAACTTCCACGGGCTCTTCACCGAGACCCGCTCACGGAGTACTATTATCTCGTCGTTCATAAGGAGACCGGAAAGGTCCTTCTCAAATCGCTCGTGGATATTCACACGTACAAAGACAACTGTGCAGGGAACGTGATGCAGATACACTGGAACTCGGAGTTTGCCAACGAGAGTTACACAGCCCCTGACCGTGGCGCAAAGATGATCGAGCTCCTAAAGGTTGTACAGACGGCTTGTCGTAAGCAGATGAAGAACATGTCTCAGTTTGTAGAATTTAATATTGATAGTTTAATGTGACACAATTGTCTTTGACCCATCTTGAATCGTCCCGCGTATGTATAGTCCTGTCGCGTCTCATTTTTGTTTAAAAATTCAACAACCTTTTGAAGATCCACGGACTTCTTTGGGATCATACACAAGAGAGCCCCGCCAAAGTATTGAACCTCCCCAAGGAATGCGGGCTCGCTTGATCGAGTCAGGTTTCTCACGTATATGCACGGCCTTCCCATGAGGCGTTCCATATGCGTTATGTTCCTGGGTGCTCCCCACTCGAACCAATTTTCTTCTGAAAATCGTCTAATCTTACGGGCCATGAGATCCTCCTTGTGCGTCTCGAGGTGGGCTGTAATTTCCGGCGAGGCTTTACCGTAAGCAAACTTCTCGACGCGATCCTTGTCTATAAGAACGGGCAAATTACCAAAGGGTACCTTGAAGACGGCGTCTTTTCCAGAAACAAGTCCTACATACACGTCAAAAAGATCGTCGACGCTCTTACCCGAAGAATCTCCAAAGTCGATGATACCGTCATGAACATTACACTGCCTTTCTACTCCATTAACGAGTGCCCGAGATGTTTGGAAACCCTTTTGATATCTGAACACGACGACATCAATACTCGCCCCCTCAAATAGTTTTTCGTCGTGTGGAAATAGAAAGTCTGTAAATGATCCACTTGAAGCCATACGAGTTATAATGGGTGCTGCACTCGTCAATTTAATAAAGTCAGAAGGGACGATAAAAATGAGTTCCCCATCATCGGTAAGCAGGTCAAAACATCTATCTATGAATTTTAGGTACAGGTTACCAGTGCTTTGCTTCACATAAGGCGGGTTCCCTATGATCGTTTTGAATTTTGTCTCAAAATTCTGTTTTAGAAAATCACCAAATATTATTCTTTGTGATGTGAATTTCACGATGGGTTTCACTGTTTCGTCAAGTTCGCAACACGTCATTTGGTAATTGGGGTCGAGTTCTAGAAAGGGGCCCAAGAGGTGGCCCTGGCCAAATGACGGTTCGAGAAGAGGGCTCAGCTTGTGCTTCACACGGTCGAAGACGTACGTCTGGAGCTCTTTGGACACAGTGAAGTATTGTCCTAGGTTCTTTTGATGAGACATGTTTATTATACATCTCACATGTTTAAGCCAGTTAAGGACGAGTCCCACTTAAAACTCAATGACCGTCATCCACGTGTGCATGGTTACGCGAAACAAGGCCATCACCGCGATGACGCTCCATACAGCCATGAACATTCACATGCTCTGTATGATGCGTGGAATGCACCTCGAGGTTCATTTCGTCGAGGACAAGTCGACGCTACCCAAACTCATCAAGTCGGGTGAGCGCATTTTCTGGATGGACTACGGCACGAATTTGAATAATGAAATTCTATCAAAGGTTGTCGACCCGCTAGACAAGGGTGTCCAAGTTCTCGTGTTCCCATCGGTCAAGGAGGGTATCAACTGGGACATGTTTGCAAAAAAGACCAAGGCGGGCTCGAAGGAGCCGGCGGGTCAGCGCGGCCTCGAGTTTGACACGACGGTCGGCAAGAAGCTCGCGGATGGTTTGTACGACCTGGACAAGACATCGGCGCGCGTATGGGTCATGGATTGCAAATCCGTGGACAAGAAGCTTCGGGGAGGAAAGGACACCGTCAAGTTGCCTCTCGATTCGAACGAGGCTATGTTCAACTGCCTCAAGACCATCGGGGTCAAAATAGGTGTTGCGTCCGAGGCTATAGTCGTGTGCCACTATACGCACGAGTGTTTCGGAAATATCTTGGAGGCGGCCGGAGTTGAGTTGGCGCCTTAGTGTATTGTTGGAACTAACAAGTCGCTCCGCGACTTGGGTCGGGTGCCTTAGAGACTAGCGACTTTTAATTTATAAGCAAAAATGGCGAATGTCCGTCAATTCATCGCGGAGGCGTGGGGGTGTGAAGACCCCTCGCGCTTCCCCGGACCTCAACCCGTCTCCATAGAGAGACGACACTTCCCTCTCCTCAAACGCCAACCGTACCTGGTGTGTGAAAAGACGGACGGTGTACGCCACCTCCTGGTCAGCACTGAAGAAGGCGTGTTTCTTGTGAACCGAGCATTTGCAATTGAAAAAATAAATGTGCGCGTCGCCAAGGATACACTCCTTGATGGTGAGCTTGTGAAAACACGGACCGGGAAGGTCCTCTTCATGATTTACGACGCCGTGCGAGTCAAGGGTGAGTCTGTGGCGAGTCTTCCATTGGATCAGAGGCTCGACGCGGCTCGTAAGGTCGTCAAGGCTATCATCAAAACTGTGAGTGCCCAGATCGAACTGCGTGTCAAGGTCATGATGGATCTGAAAGACTTCAGATCCTTTCCCAACCTAAATTCGTTCGAATACGATACGGACGGACTTGTGTTTACGCCCGTCAATGAACCGATCCGTATGGGAACTCATGAGACAATGTTCAAATGGAAACCCCGTGAGCGTATCACAATTGATTTTTGTATTCAAAATGGAAAAGAGCTTTTTGTACAGGACAGAGGGGTCCCGTACAAAGAAGCAGATCTGTTTCTCCAAAACGCGCGCTCAGACCTTCCAGACGGAACGATAGTGGAGTGTGGGTACGGCGCCCTCGGGTGGTTTGTCGAGAAGGTTCGAACGGACAAGACGTATGCGAACAACCGGCGCACATACTTTCGCACGATAGTCAACATACGGGAGGCTATTCAAGTTCATGAATTTGTAGGCCTGTACCAAGCCTGATAGAACTCACCCCGAAGGGTCTGTATCGCGGGAACCTCTGACACGCGCTCATCGTCTTTTATGTACCACTTATCGAACCGTCTCACGAGGAGTGCGTAGTGGCCACCGTTGCGATGCCCCTGGTGAAGGATACACGCAAACAGTTTACGTCCTTCAAACTCGAAAGGAATTTCTATAGGAAATTTATAGTCGTACATGGAAAATGAAAAACTCGTAAACTTGGGCCACCGAGAAATGTGACGAAAAACGCGGGCATCGTGCTCCTGTCCTTGGTCATCTTTGTAATTTTCAATTAAAATTGGAACTTTTCGATCTGAAAGCAAGTCACAGAGGCGACACGGCTCACTGACGTCGAGCACGACCGTTGTGAATGTGGACGAAACACGCGACGATCCACCGTCCCATGATGTCACCTGGACCTCGTCACCGTTAAAAAGGTCTGTGACGAGTTCTTTCCCGAGCGATTTTTCAAAAACATCGATGAGCAAGAGGACCACCTCTTGGGCGTCGTGTTGCCGCCCATCTCCAAACTCAGGGAACTGGACGCGAAAAGCACCAAACAGATCGCTGGGACTCACCGGGTCGGTTTTGTCTTTTATGAAAAGTTGTTTTATAACCTTTTGGTACTCGCGTGTAATGTCGCACGGTGACTGGTCGAGGTTTGCCGAAAAAAGGTGTTTTGTCAGCGGGGGGACGTGTGCGAGACACTGAACAGCAGTGTTAAAATAGCAAGTGTTCCCAAGGTTCCACAAGCCTCGCATTCTTCGACTTAGAGAGTACACGTGTATAGTCTCTAATGGCCAATTTCGAAGTACGCCCCGAGGCTGACGCAATGTCCAAGCCGCTATTTGTCAAATGGAATTCGATCATCGAGGCGCACAAGGACAAGAACAATGTGGAGGTTGAGTTCCGGTTCGGCCGGCGCTCTGGAACTAAATTTGATACGAACGTGGGTCAGTCCACCTTTGAGAAGGTTCTTGGCGCGCTCAAAAAATACGAAGGGTGGGAGTCTACCAACCATACGGTCTCGACGGTGTACTATTTCGAAGGCGGAAAGCGTCTCAGCGTCAATGAGGCGACGGAGGAACAGGTGGGCCAGGTGAAGACCCGTCTCAAGGTGGATGATGTTGAGCTCCAGGGTCATTCATTGGACGTCCGCCTTGGCATTTCATCCGAGGTGCCATGGGAGTATGACGGGGAAGAGACGAGTACCGAGCAAAAGACCAAGGAGCGTTGGTCTTTTGTTCGCAAGAATCTATCGATCGACATGTCGGTCGTCAAAGGCACGCCTGACGACAAGGACTCTGACGATGATACGATGTACCAAATTGAGATGGAAATTATTGATCCGTCCAAAATTCAAAACAAAATTGAGTTGTTCAACTTGATGTACAAAATTTTCGATATTCTCAAGTGCGTCCGGGCCTGACGGGAAGTGTAATTTTTGAGGACTTGCGTTTCACCGGGGCGTGGGCGGGGATCACGCGCTTTTCGCCCGTAATCACATTCTCAACCTGGCGCTCTGGACGGGCGGGGCTTTGAGGCAACGTGCGGTTTACCCATGATTTCACAGCCGCTTTAAAATTGGCAACCTTTGGCCGTGGTTTTTGAAACGCCAAGTTCGTCACCACCGTTTTGTACTCCACCACCTTGTTTGCCGGCATCCAATTTGGAATATTAATTGAAGATTTGTATGCATTTCGTAGCGCCATGTCCGACCTCTGTGTCTTTAAATTGCGTATAAAAGCCTTGTACGTTTTTTCAATATTTGCCTTGAGTGGTTTACCACGCGCTCCTTTGGGCAAGTTGTTGTATTTTTCAAAAAATGCCGATTCGTTTTTATTCTTGTACAGGTTCCCGAGATTCTGAGCCGTTCGCAGAGAAAACTCAAGTTCCAGTTCGTACCGCGCGTTTTCAATAGCATTACGCGCAGCCTCCTCTGCATTCGCCTTGGCCTTGGCGGCTGCGTTTGTCCGGGCCTTGGCCACCGCATTCGCCTTAGCCTTGGCGGCCGCTGCAACCTTTTTGCGGTTTGCATTCGCCATCATTCGAAGGACATCAAACTTGTTACTCTTGGGCATGGCGTTGTACTCGGCGCGTGCGTTTGCAGGTAGAACCTTTGACGCAATTTTGTTCTGCTCTTCGGCAGAGAGCGTCACCCACGCGCGGTGCGTCTGGACACCTTTATTCGTAGTTCGCGTGACGCGACCATTGTTTCCAAGCGTGTAAAACGTGCCGTTTATGACCGTGTTGAAACTCCGGTTCGGGCTCTTCGCACCCGCTTTGCTTTGAATGAGTGCAATAAGAGCGTCTTTCTTCATCTTGTTCGTAGCCCTGGCGATGTTCATGTTGCGAGCAATTGCCAGAAGCTGAGACGTCGTCAGACGCGCCGCCTGGCGGTCGTTGATGCGCAAAAGTCCATTCAGACCCATCTTGACCACGTGTTCCCGAACTTCGCCCTCTGTCTTGACGTTTGTTCCAATCTTGAATATTTCACGGACCGCCTTGGGAATATTCACACCGGCGTCCGTGTACGTCTTTATAACAGTCTTTTTTCCGGACGCGAGCCCGGTAGGAATCGCGAACCAGTACGGCTGGCGCCCCGGGCCTGGTCGGACGTAAAACCCAGGTTTGGTCGCGTTCCACGAAGGCGCGCGACGATTTTTCTGGGCCGGTTCCTTCTTCGCAGCCTCATTCCTTTCGACCAATGGGTGACCCGCATTCGCAAACACCTTGGCCGTCGCTGCCGGAATGGGTTTGTTCCATTTCTTGAACGCCTCAACCACCTTGGGAGCGACCCCCTTGAGATTCATTTGACGTTGAGGGATGAGTTCGCGGTGAAGCTCACCATAAGCCCCGTAGGTGGCGTTTCCACGGGACACAAACTCGACCCATGGATAAAAACGAGGTTTCCCGTCAGTTCCTGGTCGAATATAGTAGCCCTCGGGGGCGGGCTTGAGTTTGTCCCACGTTCCCGCACTCTTGTACCGCTCGGCGAGCCGTTCGGTGGCATTCTTCACTACACGCTTCGGTTTCACGACGTGAGCCCGCTTCGAATAGTCAAACACGAACGCTGGTCCTATACCGTACTCGGGCGTCAGGAGCCTCTTAAAGAACTGACGGGGCGCGTCGGCATCTTTCGGATCTTTAGCGCCCGAACACAAGACGGTTCCATTTTCAAAAAACTGATACGTAAATTTGGGGTTTTTGAGTTTCAAAATAACTGCTGGAATTCCAAACCCGAACGTCGTGTCCGACGCCTTGACGGAATCGCGCACCGTATCGGGAAGTTTTCGAAGCTCACGTGCTAGTCCTTCCATATCAAAATTGTGATTGACGTTGAACATGCCATCAATCTTTTTGTACTTGGGTGGGGCCTTTAAGAGCATCTTCGGCGCCCACCCACTCTTGACAATGGCCAAGAGCGCCTGTTCATAGTTTCCCGCCCCAAGAACGTCAAACCCCGCGTCTGAAAAGACTATAGTGACGTTACGGTACCGGGCGATGAGTTTCGTCACGCCCTCTTCTTCACCGAGCCAGCGTTTTGACACCGCGTCCCACCGGACTATGGGAACGGTCATGTTGTATCCGACAATTTCTGAGAACCCTTTGGGCTCCGAATCGAACACGTCGCGCCAACGCGTCGGCAACTTGAACGAAACAATCTGGGCCGTTATGGTCGTCTTTGACAGTTTGTAGCCCAACTGATTGTTTGTAAAGATGAGTCTCCGCCGGAAAACCTGTTGGATTTTTCGGGCGGCAACCTGACGATTCATACCTGACATATTTATATATTTTAATTTTCAGCCCCATTGAAATCCAACCCAAAAATGAATGGCTGGGCTGAGTATGCGTTTCCGTTGTAAATTCGCGACTCTACCCGAACCTCCAGTTCCTTTGAACTGAACGGACCGGCGTAAAAGTCCTGGTTGAACTTGTGGATCCCCAGATTATTGTCCCGACAGTGTTGATTGAACTGCGCCACGAAAACCTTCTGCGGTACGAACAGGTCCGCCCCGAACCGGAACTTCTCCGAGCAGAGGAAGTGCTGCAGCGCGTTCGTGACTGTCGCCACCTGGTTCTGGACTTGCTTGAAGTACTTGGGTAAGACGTTCCAGATGTCCTTGTCTGCGTACTTGTGCGCGTAGTCGAGGTAGGCCCGCAGGCACTTGCACATGATGGCCGGAAGCTCCTTCTCGAGTTTTTCGTCCAGGTGAGGATCTGCCACGTCTGCAGCAATCTGACGCCCAAAGTTCCACGTGGCTAATCGACGCAGGATCGATCCCGAGTTATCCTTCCAGTTGGGGACCTCGTTCCCTCCCAGAATACCTGGTGTCTTCCATTGCACGCTCAGAGCCGTCTCATTCTTGCGCGCCACAGAAAGATCTTCCCCAGAAACGAGCGACTGGAACTCAGCCTGCTCGAGTTGAAGATCGCCCTTGATCTCGGGACTGATGAACATGAACCCCTTGTAGATGCTCTGGAGGCCAAACTTCTTCTCGATATTGTTCGAGAGAGTCGCCACATCTTCGCACTCGTAAAACTTGCGCGCCACCTTGGTGATCAGCGTCGACTTCCCTGACCGGGCAATACCCTTGAGGAACGGAATGACTTGCCACCCATCGAGTTCGTTCACATCGTAGCACAAACGACCCAGGAACACGTAGGTCCAGCGACACACATCCTCCTCAAAGCGTTGATAGTTCAAAACGCTTTGCATGTAAGGAGTGGGAATGTCATACCAGTCTACAACCTCATCGTACGGGTCAAACGGCATATCAAAGTACTTGCACGAGACCAGTGTCGGGTCGAGTTCACGAAACGCCTGAGAAGCGTACTCGTAAAACTTGATATGGTACCTGTTCTCAGCGGCGCTCCAGTCTTTGCCAACCAAAAGGCCGTTCTGGAAGGACCATGTGTGCCGGTCCTTTTTGATTTCCATAAACTGAAAGTCCTTGCAGTTCGTCAGGTGGCGCACGACATCTCCCACCAGCGTCCCACGGCTCGTCAGGTTCTTCCACATATCAGGCTCATCCTCCTTCTGGGTCGAGTCGTACACAAAGTCCTTGATTTCCTTGACGGGCCTCCACGCGCGGGTGTTTCGAATCTGCACGCAACATTGGTCCCGGTACCGCCTGTACCCTTCGTCATATGCCTTTTTGAGGAGGAAAAGGAGAACCTTCTGATAGGATGTGATGCTCTCGTCGTCCTTGAGGCTCGTGTCGTTGTTGTCAATAGCCAACGTCGGATTGTTGATTCGGTTCTGTCGGCGCTCCCACAACTTGTACTGCTCGAACATGTCCTTGCGGTCATCAATCAGACGACGAATACGATATTCAACAGTGAATTCATCGTCATTCACATCTTTGCTCGCTTGCTTACTCGCATCAAGGGCATCTACACGCGTCAGCAAAATACGCATACCGTCGATGAACCTATTTTTGCGAATCTTGATGTGCTCGTGCTGGTAGTTGAGTGGATACTTGTCCTGATCGCGCTCCTGATTTTCAGGAAAAAGTACAAACGCCCATGCCTTGTCGGCAGCAAGCGAGTTCCCTCGCACATGAAACCCGGCATCCCGTTCGGCCCGGATAATATTGTTCTCAATTTCTTCGATTGTCCACGTGTTGATTTCGGTATTTTGATTTGCGAGACGAATCTCCTCGGCATGTTCGGGCGTTACGTCTTTTTGGATTGTGTGGACCATCTCTCATAGAAGAGCGGCAGACTTTTTTAAGTGGAGGCGTCCTGTGTCTTGGGGACTGGCGCAGGGGCCATCTTATTCAGAGCAGCGGCAATTTTGATCAGAACTTTGTTCTGCATTTCCATATTGAGAGCAATCTTCTCGGTGGCGTCCTTCAGGCTCACGAGGGTCGTGGCGATGGTCTCACCATCCTCGGTGGCGAGCAGGCTACCGAGCGCCTCGAACATGTCCATGCCCTCATCAAACTCCTCCATCTCCTCGTCCTCCTCGTCCTCCTCCTCGGGCTCCTCCTGAACAATCTTGGGTGGCATTGCACGGCGAGACATTTGTACTATGGGTCCAGAAATTCACACGGACCAATGGACGCACCCGAGAAATCAGCATAAATAAAATCCCACGTCATAGTAAAATGCCTGGTGGCGCTCTTATGCAACTCGTGGCTTACGGCGCGCAGGACGTCTATTTGACGGGCGAGCCCAAGGTGACCTTCTTCCAGACTGCCTACAAGCGTCACACCAACTTTGCCATGGAGACGGTTCAGCAGACCGTGTCCGGCAACCCCAACCCTGGAGGCCTGGCCTCTGTGACCCTGTCCCGCTCAGGAGACCTGGTCGGTGACATGTTCGTCGTTCTACTACCAACCTCTTCAAGCTCTTCTAATTTGACTTCAAATAACTCTGTTGCGGATATGGCATGGGTCGCTGAGCGTGCTTTCAGTTCCGTGGAGGTGTTCATCGGAGGCCAGTCCATTGATAAACATTACCAGACCTGGTTCCGTCTGTACGCCGAGGTGTTCCTGAACGACACGAAGAAACAGAACTACGGCAAGTTGTCGTCGTGTCCAGGTATCAACTATACGAGTGCCGTTCTCGCAACGTCTCCAGGCTACGTGTACCTGCCCCTGATCTTCTGGTTCAATCGCAACCCTGGTCTGTATCTGCCCCTGATAGCCCTGCAGTACCACGAGGTCCGCATCGACTTCGCCATCAGTTCCCAGTACGCCAGTTATTTTGGCGCCAACCCGTTCTCTGTGTACGCCAACTACATGTACCTGGATACCGCCGAGCGTGATCGTACAGCCAAGACGGGACACGAGTATCTCATCGAACAGGTTCAGTACGTGAACCCCGACCCGGTTGGCTCGACCAACGAGAACACGCCGAGCGTCATTCGCATGCAGTACAACCACCCAGTCAAGGAGTTGATCTGGGTTTACCAGAACCCAGCCCCGTCCAACAACCCCAATTCTCTCTGGAATTTCTCGTCCGCAGTTTCGAACGTGAACGTGACCGTGGATCCAGCCAAACTGGCCGGATCTCTGGCGCCATTTTCTCCGGCCCACGTGGGTGCTCCAGCCCTGTACGTTCCAGGCCCCTTTGTGTCCAACTTGTACGTGACGGCCACGACGGGATCGGTCGTGTCTGGAGCAACTATTACAACAGGCTCCTCCATCGCCGTCCAGTCCAACGTCATTTCGGGCAACGTGTTTTGGGTCGAGTCTGGCATTCCGGTCGCTTCGAGCAATGCGTCCTTCGGGCAGGAGGTCGGCCCTCTGCATCAGGCCAAGATCATCCTGAACGGCACGGATCGGTTCGTCCCCCAGTATGGCAAGTACTTTAACCAGTACCATCCGTACCAGTACCACTCGGGTGTCCCATACCCGGGCATCTACGTGTACAGTTTCGCCCTCAAACCCGAAGAACTCCAGCCGAGCGGTACCTGCAACTTCAGCCGCATCGACATGGCGCAGATCGCCGTGAACCTCAAGACGGGTATGCCCTCCCTGAACCAGCGCATGTTCGCCGTGAACTATAATATTCTTCGGATCCAGTCTGGTCTCGGCGGCCTTGCGTTCGCCAACTAGAGGAATTTGCGTTGAAAAATGGTTTGTGCTCCAAATTTTTTTCTTGGGGTAGAGTACATACTCGAAGATGGCCGGAGGACTCATGCAGCTCGTTGCCTATGGCGCTCAGGACGTTTACCTCACCGGTCAGCCCAAGGTGACCTTTTTCCAGGCGGTGTACAAGCGCCACACCAACTTCGCGATGGAGAACATCCAGCAGACCGTGAACGGTAGCCCGGCCAACAGCGGCCGTGTGTCCGTGACCATCGCCCGCAACGGCGACCTGGTCGGTGACATGTACATCCGCCTGCAGCCCACCCAGCTGAGCGCCTCCAACCTGACCTCGACCAACTCCAACTTCGACATGTGCTGGGTGGCCGAGCGCTCGATTGCGGACATTGAGCTGACCATCGGTGGCCAGCGCATTGACAAGCACTACCAGACCTGGTGGCGCCTGTACGCCGAGCTGTTCCTCTCCGAG